CACCGATTGGTCCGGGTGTAGACCCAAATGGTCTACTAACCGGTTGGATGCTTACTGGAAATTATAATTTCGAAAATCAGAAAGATATTATGGTAAGTATGGCATTGCTATTGGATGGTTCTTATAGAGAGAACGCGCAACCGGAAGGAGTGTATAATTATATAGAGAAATATTTGCGCACGGCTGGGAACGCGCCGGATGGTTTATACTGCTACAATTTCTGTTTGAATACGAGTCCATATGATTTACAACCATCGGGCGCAATTAATATGAGTAGATTTACGAGGATAGAATTTGAATTAAACACAATAGTTCCGCCGTTGGATCCTTTAGCCCAATCGATGGTTATTTGCGACCCAGGAACGGGAAATATAATTGGAATTAATAAACCGACATGGAGAATTTACGATTATAATTTCAATTTAGTAGTATTTGAAGAGAGAATCAATATAATAACATTCGTGGGTGGAAATGCGGGATTAATGTATGCGACATAATTATTCAAGTGAAGAAACTATTTTACCATTTAAACAACATTGGTCTGTGGACTATCATACCTCTAGAATTGGAATATCTAATAAACTTACAAAAATAAATAAATTAATAAATAGTATAAATATATAAATGGAAGAACTTAATAATGATGATATTACATTAGTATATAAAACATTTGGTAACGATTTACAATGGTTACAATATAGCTTAATGAGCATTATAAAGTTTGTAACTAATTATAATAAAATAATAATTTATTGTCATGACAAAGCATGTTACGAATTATATAAATTAATAGAAAGAATAAATATAAAGTGTCAAGTAATACCAGTTACATATGACTTTCATGGGTATATTAAACAAATGGTTGTAAAATGTGAATGCTATAAAGATGTAACAACAAAATATATAGTAATATTAGATTCTGATAATATATTTAAAAAATCATTTAATATGCGTGATTTAATAAATAAAGAAGGTAAAATAGAATGGTTATATTCGACAAAAGAATCAGACCCAACAAATAAGGTGTGGACAATATGGAAAAAATCATATGAAGATATGACAAATACGAAACAAAACGTTCATTTTATGAGTAACGGGTTTCCATTTGTTTTTACACGTGATTCTATGGAGAAAGCAGATAAATATTTTAGATTTATACATAATATGAGTTATTCTGATTTTTGTAAACAAAGATTAAATAATAATAATATTAATATTACTGATAAAATAACTGATAAATTTATAACATTAGCTACTATTTTTGAGGAGTTTGAATGGCTTGGGTTTTATTGTAGTAAAAATAATTTACAAGACTATATTTTTTTACAAGAAAAAACTAATAATAGTCGCGAGGTATCGTCTAAAATAATTCAATATTGGTCACATGGTGGTATAACAAGTGACATTAAAAAAGAAATATTATCGTTATTAGGCTATATAGATAATGTTCCATTGAATGAACCAAATTCGAATGCTATGCCTATATTACTAGTGTCAATGCCACCTAAAAGAAAAAAGATAAAAATGATTTTACATTGAAACATGCTGGTGATAGCTAGAAGATTTTACATTCTAATTTTAGAAATGTAAAAAATATAAGAATATTATATGGTCTGATAATATAAATGGAACAACTTAAATTAAATATTTTGTCAAGTGCTAGAAAATCACATTTCACAAAAATGAATTTAAATGGAAAAAATAGTTCTGTCAATTTTGCTAATAATCTAGCTCAAAATAATCAATCTATAAAACAAATAATTTCCATATTTAATAATTCAAAAATAAAAAAACTAATAAATGTATATCAAAAATCCAAGTTACAAAATTTTCCTACTACTCCCGGTTTAGGTGATTATTTAAGAGGATGTTTTTTCACACTTCAAGTGTCTATGATATTAGGATTACAATTTGACATGAATTTAAAAAATCATCCATTATCATTATATTTAAATACATCCATTGAACAACAGCAAGCTAATATAAACACTGGCGAATTATGTGGATATGAAGATATGAATTATGATGGCCCAGGTAAAACCCATTCTAAAAAATGTATTATAAACTTAATTTCTCATTTAAATTCATTAGGTTCTAATCCTAATATTGATTCACAAGGAAATTATTATTTTTTCTCTAATTCATTTCCTATCTTTAACAAAATCTCGAATATTGAAAGACAAATTATTAGATCAAAAATGGAACCAAATGAAATGATGAAAAATAATATTGAATTAAATTTACAATCATTGGGCATTAATAAAAAACAATATCAGGTTATTCATATTCGTTGCGGAGATACCTACATTGAAGATACACATATAAATGAGTCTACTCGTAAAATAGAAAATGGAATTAGTATGAATAACAATCAAACTTTTTTACACAAAGTTAATGATGTTTTAACAAAATATATTAATCCAAGTAATAAATACGTTATTTTAAGTGATAACAATGAAATTAAATCATTTATAAAAAGTAAATTTTCAAATACAATAATTCAATTAAACAAAATAGTTCATTTAGGACAATCAATAAATTTACAAAATGACGGGATTATGCAAACATTATTGGATTTTTATATAATAGGAATGTCCGCAAATATTTTGTCTCTTTCCTGCTACGATCATGGCAGTGGATTTAGTAAATGGTCTAGCGTTATATATAATGTCCCTTATATTAATATACATATACAGGTTTGACCTACAAGCTACTGGAAATGACACATGTGTCATTTTCCGTTCTCGAATAAAAACGAGTAACCCTCGAGAAAATCCGCAGGATTTTCTTGGGGTTATAAAGATTGAACTTACACCTTTTACAAATAATCATTCGCCGCCAGTGGTCCATCATCTATAAATTGACCCGATAATGTGGTGCGCTCGGGGTATGTCGGCATAAATGGCTGCGACCCTGGATTATATCTTTTATCGAACAATTCAGCACCTACATTGAATGTAGGGCGCCAAGTATTGACTCCTTGATAATATTGCGGAGGTGGCTCCAACTTGTCACCAAACAACTTCGCTTGTGTTCCTATATCTGTCGTTAAAACCGAATAAGTAGGTTGTTGTCCTTGTGTCAATTTACCGGCGTCATTTTGTCCTCTAACATCCGCGGTCTTTTGTTTTTCCACATGCGATATTTTTGGCTGACATCCATAACAATCGATATCAGCAGAACATTGTTCGCCGGTAATAGAACAACGAGCCATCGGTCCACACATATTCTCACAACTATACGTGGTATTTATTGGTAAATTAACGGAATGGGTTGTTTCTGGACTGCCAGTATCTTCTACAATATTGGTAAAATTCTCTACTACAAAAGGTCCTGATATTTTGCCTTCTTTAATCAAATAATCTCCATATTTTATGACCCACCAAAATAAAAAGAGAGATAATAGTGCTAATCCTATAATATATATTTGTCCTGATTTCATTAGTATATCAATATATATTATATTTACACCAAATGTATTTGTTTAGAATAATTTCAATCGATAAATGATAAAATTTAATATCATTTTATAGTAATAGTAATAGTAATAGTAATATGTCAACAACAACAACTTCAGATACAGCAGCTATTGATGATAAAAAAGATACAACGCCAACAACAAGTCCTTTAAGTGGTGTTTTTGCTGCAACCATGTTTAGTAAATTACTATTATTAGGAATAATTGTTGTTACAGGAACATGTATGGTTTATACATGCCGTGTCGCTCAATCAAATATACTTCCAACAGATATAAATTTGTTTCCTTATACTGATATTTTTCCAACAATTAATAATGGCACAGATATGCCAATAAATATAGATATTGTTAAAACGAGTGATGGTATTTATTCTACACAAATCAAATTTCCTTTGACTGAAAATATGGACGGTTTTAAAAAAGGAATTTTCGGTTATTTAAAAGGTATGATTGATTCAAAAGACGCAGGCAATTTTCAATTATACGTGGCGACAACTATTCAACAAGTATTAGCAACTAATTTAGCTATAGTTAATTGGATTTTCAATTTATTTAATTCATCTTTGACTGAAAGCATGATTATATTTTTCGTGCCATTTATAGTCCTTTTTATCAATTTTTTTACAAGTATTGTCAACACCTTTTATTTAATGTTTTTATGGTTCTATAATTTGCCGTTGTTATTTGCTACTAAGTCAAATTCAAACGGTGGTAAGACAACATGGTCACCTGGTATCATGTGGTCTTGGATAGATTGGTGGCTAAATACAAAATCTATATTTTGGATTTTTATATTTGTTTTATTGTTTTTTATTTTAGGTATTGGTTTAATTATTCCTATATTAGCTGGATTAATTACATTGTATAGCATATTTTTACCTCTATTTATGCGCGCTGAAAAAGTAAATAACTCAACATATACATTTATAGATGCGCTATATAATGTAATAGAATATAAATTGAGTGTTATCATGTATATTGTGTCTTATTTTGTTATATCAGATGCTTACTCATCATATGGAAGTTATAGTGCTTTAGTTGCTATTATTGCTTGTCTTTTACTATATTTTTTCACGGATATTTATAAACAATTTATTCCAGAAAATAAAACACTGTGGACTAATAATTACAATCAAGCAGAAAAAACCTCTGGTAATGGTAATCCTACCGATGAGGAGTTTAATAATGTGCGCAGCCTCGCTTCGGCCCCACCAGCACCTGTACCAATAGAACAACCCCCAAAATCACAATCAATTGCCAGCAGTGAAATACAAGAACCTGTTCCAGAATCCCAACAAGAACCAGCCCTAGAATCTCAACAAACTTCTACGCAACCTCCACTAGGCGGTGAAATAGAATTACGAAATTTGAATCCACCCTTAGAACAAGACCAACCAATCAAAAGGCTTACACAACTTGGACCCTCTGATGAAATCCAGCAAGGTATTACTCAAAAACCAGGCGAGGAGGTTGGTAACAACCAATTAGGAGGCAGAATTAAAAAACGTCATAATAGCCGAAAAAATGTAAAATTATAAACAGGCCTAATATTATGTCTTTAAGAAATTGTTTTGTTTTAACATGCGATTCTGCTTCTGAACGAGCACAATTTAGTAAAAATATATTAGAAAAGGTAGGATTTAGTGTAAATTTTGTAAGGTGTATTCCTCACACTGACAAAGTAATATCAAATAAAATAAGTATGCAGCATATTTACGGATTAATAGCAAATGGAACAGATGCTAACGAATGGGTATATGTATTTGAAGATGACATTAATGTTCTGGAAGACATTACTTTGGACGAAATAATCGAATATGAAAAAATATCAAACACATTTTTTTATTTAGGTGTATGTGTTTATAATATTAGACAAATCTTATTAAACCAACAACACCAAATAAACGGCCATAAAATCGCTGTAGCCAAAGGATTTATTAGAGGGTTACACAGTATAGCGCTATCGAAACATGGTGCTAAGGAATTATTATTATTTTCAGAACAAATGACGGCGGATAGATATATGGACGTTATTTTAGAAAAATTTTCAATCAAATATCCTGCGAATGTTGTAAGATTTGATTTAGAAAGCTATATAAAAGGGCATAGAGGAATATTTTACCAAGATCGTAACAGATTTCCTTCGTCCATTTAGAGCAATTGCGGTTATTATAATATAAATAATAGATCGAATATAATATATTGTATGTCTACCTTTGTTGCTGATACATCGTCACCATTGAAGAATGAAAAGAATGACAAAAAGAAAGAAAAGAAGAAGGAAAAAAGAACTATAAAACAATATAAAGAATTCAATGAAAAATATCCTCTAGTCAGTATTTGTACTCCCACATTTAATCGCAGACCGTTTATTCCCAATATTATAAAATGTTTTCAACATCAAACATATCCTAAAGAGAGAATGGAATGGATTATCATTGATGACGGGACCGACAAAATAGAGGATTTAATTAAGGATATTCCACAAATCAAATATTTCAAATATGATGAAAAAATGTTTTTGGGTAAAAAACGAAATTTAATGCACGACAAATCATCGGGTGATATAATTGTTTATATGGACGATGACGATTACTATCCTCCCGAGCGCGTATCTCATGCTGTTGAAACACTTCAGAAAAATCCGCAAGCAATGTGTGCTGGAAGTAGTGAAATGTATATATATTTTAAACATATTAACGAAATGCATAAATTCGGGCCGTATGGTCCAAGCCATGCTACGGCTGCCACTTTTGCTTTTCGTCGAAATTTATTAAAATTATCCAGGTATGATGATGATGCCGCCTTAGCAGAAGAGAAAAGTTTTTTAAAGAATTATACGATTCCATTCGTCCAAATGGACACAATGAAAACCATTTTGGTTTTTTCTCACGTCCATAATTCATTCGATAAGAAAACACTATTAAATCAGGGTCCAGCAAATCCTTTTGTAAAATTATCCACCCTATCTGTAGACAGTTTTGTAAAAGAAGCGGATATTCGCGAGTTTTTCATGGTGTCGATTGATAAATTATTAGCGGATTATGACCCAGGAAAACCAGAACATAAACCTGATGTAACAAAACAAATCATAGAAATCGGTGTAAAACGTAATGAGATGATGAAACAGCAGCAACAACAGCAACAACAGCAACCGCAACAACAGCAACATTCAGGAATGATAATGGTCCAAAAACCAGGTGTGAATGGCGGTCCGCCACAGAATATTATGATTAAGCCACAAGATTTAATTAATAATTATGAGAGAAGATTAGCCGAACAATATCAAGTTTTACAAAATTTGACAAATGAAAATAATATGATGAAAGCAAAAACGAAATATCTAGAGGAAAAAATGTCGGTGCTAATTGCTGAAAAAATAGCTGAGAAAAAAACTGAGAACAAGATAAACGTGCAACCTGCCACTAATAACTAATATATTTAACGCAAAAAATGATTTAAATATATATCATATATACATATATAACCCACCAAAAGGAGTATAACTACAAATATACAATGTATTATGATGGCGTTTACGATTTGACTAATGAGAATGATGATGCGTTTTCTTATGGATCCGCAGACAATAAAAAGATTAAGAAAATAATGGCTGAATTTGCTAATAGCGAAGATCGAGGATATTTTCAAATTACTAGAAAAGTTCAAGTTCAAACAGTGAATAATATATATGTATTTAAGAATAAGATTTTTGCGTTTTTTGCGTCTGGTAATCATGGAATGCCAATCAGAAATGCTATTAGTGGCGAGTATTATATCGGTCATAATGTTGGTTCAAAATTCGAGGATTTGTATTTTAAAGTGGGTCTTCGCACTGGTGAAACAGGACCTAAATCTCAGTCTAAGTTGGGACCGGAGACACCAACCATGTTTTTTTCATCACCTGGTGAATACGAACAATATATGCTAAATTCTGTCAAGATTGATGATAATATCAAAGAAAAATGGACTATTAAGAACGAAAAGATGAATGCTCTTCTAAAGTAAAGTAAACACATTTGTAAGAGAGAGAGAGCAGCAAAATTTGTATTATATAAATTTTTTATACAATACAATACAAAAAAATCAAATACTTTGTATCGATATCATTCATCAGTATCACTTTTTTCATCTATAACACACTCATCCATATCAACAGCATCAATTTTCGTATATTTATCCAAATATCTATAAATCCGGTTAATATCCAATTTCGTAATTTCATAATTTTCAAAAAGCGCCAATATTTCAGTATCATTATATTTATCCTTAATATTCAGAAAAAAAGAGAACAGATCTTTTTTATCCATTCCTAACATTTGGCATAAATTTTGAATAAATAAAGAATTATTATATTCTGTAGAATATTTGGTTAATACTTTAGTAAACCTAACTTCTGGTGGGTTATATTTAGGTTTTTTCTTAAAGGTCTCGTGATACAGTTTATTATTTTTAAATGTTTTAATAAAAGAACTCATTTCGTTAAATTGCCAAATTTGTTTTTGGAAAGTAATCCGGTCTATATAATCAGCAAAACACATATTGTGTAATAATTTCAAATAAAATGGAATAGATACATTTTTTTTCATTTTTCCTAGAACATCAATTATATTTTCGTGCCAAAGAAGACCAACAATTGTTCTGTCGGTTTCATTCATTATAGTTAAATGTTCGTTAATTGAAAACGAATTATTTATCAATTTTTGTGTTATTTTCTTGGTATCGTCATTATAAGATTTGATTTGAAAAATGTTTTGTATAATTTCTGTGTTTAACATATTTTCGTGATTCTTGTAAATGTCGTAAATATTATTCAATTTTCTTAAATCATTTTGGACGAATTCAATTATACTTTGAACTAATTTTATATTCATATCCATATTCATATTTGGCATAAGTGATTTAATAATAGATGTAATTTGAGGTGGTGATGGACTACTTAGTTCAACTGTATTACATACTTTCATCAATTCTTTGATTTTTTTATCAATATGATAATTTCCAATACAAATTATTGGGTTCAATGTAATTTCTTCGATCTTCTGCTTTTTGGTTTTCTTAGGGCGTATTAATTTAATGAGTGTATTTATTCCCCCCTTATCACCATTATTCATTCCATCTATTTCATCCATGACTATCGCAATTCGTTTGATTTTTTTGTGGAACATACTCATAATATTTTTATCAGACATATTATGTTTTGTTATCGTATCTATAATTGACTTATTTCGTATATCTCCCGCGTCATATCGTATAACATCATAATCCATTTCTTTCAATAAATTCATAATAAATGTTGTTTTTCCTGTTCCTGGGTGCCCGTATATATATATGCCTTTTTTAACAAGCAAATTTTGTTTATTCAATTCAAAGTTTTTTAAGATTTCTTTAATTTTATTTGCGGCATCTTCTCTACCAAGAATTTGATTTATATTTAATTGATCCATTTGTAGATAATGAATAACTTATTATATATCAACCAATATTCTTTTTATGTTGATTTTTACACACATAGCATTGTATAACTCCTAACTCTCATCCAATAAAACCCTGTAGAACCTACTATACACAGCATACTCACGAGGGATTGGATAGAAACCCTAACCCGACCAAGTGAGTTTCAACGACATCCGTCTTTCACCTGTGGAACAATAACAGGGTTAATCTTTATAACCCCAAGAAAATCCTGCGGATTTTCTCGAGGGTTACTCGTTTTTATTCGAGACCATACCTGGTCTCGAATAAAAATAATGTCATGCCTAACGCAACGAGAAATGACACATGTGTCATTTCTAGTAGCTTGTAGGTTAAGACGATGGAGGAGGAGTGGTGCATGGATTTTGCACACCATAAGTTATACCATCCCATGACACCCCGCATCCTGTAGCCCAGGTATATTTTTGGCATAAACCATTACTACCATCATATGGCGCCACAGAAAAATCCATGGTAAGATGATCACCATTATCAGGAGAAAGAGGCGCATAATTACACTTAGGAGTTCCTAAATCTTTCACATTTACACAATTTGAACCATTTCCTGATGTATCCATCCAATAATCGGGACAAGCCCCAATTAAAGGAGGCCATTGTTCTGTGCTTTTACTTTTAGCCATTAATAATCCAATAAGAATTAATGCTATGATTAAAAGAAGAATTGCGACGATAATAACTATTCCTTGAAAATTAGCCATTATTTATATATTATATATTTTTATTTTTTTTTGTTGTGTTGTTTTGTTTGTTTTTTTTTGTTTTTTTATATTAGCATTATATAAATATGAAAAGAAGTTCAAATGGTAGAGTAGATATTGAAGGTCCTAGAACCCCTGATTTATTTCAAATGTATGACAAAATTCCGGTAAATCAATGTGCTACATATAGAGATCCTACAGCTGGTATTTGGAACGAAACGAAATTATCCGATGGTTTTTTTTCCTCTAAAAATATCACCATTATTCAAAATGGTATTAGAAGCGGTGTATTTAAACGTTCAAGTGGTCAATATACAATTAGCAATCAAGATGAAGACACATTAAAAATAATTATGCGAAGTATTTTCCTACAACATGCCGCAAATCAACCTACTAATATAGAACAACAAATATATGAATTGAATAAAATGGTTTGGGATTATTGTATTCCTCAAGTCTACGGAGAAGCACAAGGTTATCACAAATATATCAGTGATGCGTCTACCATGTATAAACCTATAGCGCCTCCTATTTTAGCGAAAAATAACGACAAGCAACTCATATTAAAACCGTGGTTCTAAACTAAAACTAAAATTAAAATACTTTTTCTCTCTTTATCTTGATAATAAAAGTCAAAATAAAGTGAAAATATCTAACCAACGAATGGACCCGACTCAAATATATAGAGGTTCTGAATTCACTGAAAAAAAAGCACTATTTGAAGAACATCTATATTATGACATCACTTTCATTATACTATCAATAGTTTCACTTTATTTTGACTTTTATTATCAAGATAAAGAGAGAAAAAGTATTTTATTTTTTACACGATAAATATATAAACATGAGAATACAAGTTGTGCCTACTATTATATGTTCATATTCAGCAGCACCTGTTGCTAAAGCAGTAGGTCCTTTATATAATTGTGTATCTGATTCCAATAAATTTTTGATGCGAAAATAGAAAAACAACGATCCTAAACCATACAATAAAAAAAATAAAGCAGGAACATTTACTTTACGCATAAAAGTTAGATAGCATAACATAAGCACTGATAATCCTTTCAATATAGCGCCCCCTCTAATATCAGTTCTTCCTAATTTATCTTGAAACAGATCCTGAAACATATTATTATTATATATCTATCTACATATTATTTTTTTATTTTCCTATTTTATCACTTTTGTGACCTTTTTCACTATTTTGGCAGCTCCTCCTCCTGTTTTTTGAACTTTTTTCTTTTCGCCAGACATGATCCTTTCTCTCGCCTCTTTATAATTTGAATATTCGATTTCTAATGCGGTCAATTCGCCTAGCCACATTTGTTGAATAGTTGTTGCTTTCAAAACTGCTAATTCGTGCGTCTTTGAACCATGTTCTTTTTCTAATCGTTCCACATTTTCTTCAGCGACACTATCCATAGGTAATTTTGTCAAATACTTAAAATCCGCATCATCATCAATATTGTCGTAACCTTTACTTAATAACATCTGGCTAACCTCTTCGCGCTTTTTGCGCCGCAAATCGATCGAACCATCTAAAACTTCCTTAATATATTTCACCTTGTTCGACAACAGAACCAATTCATTTTCAAGAACGACTATCATCGCTGCTTTTCTCACATTATATAATTCCAATCGAGAGACGTAATAATCATCGATAATTTCTGGAATAGTCGTGTATTTTTTCAATTTATCAGCTGCATCAAACAAATGCATATTGGTTGTTGTATTTGTTGTCATCAATTTAAACATCTTTTCAAATCCATTACATCCATTATCAAGAACAGTATTTTCCAATTCTTCACCTAATCCTTTTGACAATGTAATTATGAAATCCACATTGGTATCTTTACTCATGTCGTCATAATCTTTAACAACCGGCACTATTTTTTTACCGGCCTTGTCAGTTGTTTCGGTAAGCGATTCTAAATGTTCTTTAAAATCATCAGTCCAACCTCCAACAGGCAATTCAGTAATGCGATATTTATCTGGCGCCATTTTTTCGTATTTACCTTTAATCAAATATTTACTTTCTCCGATTTTACAAATAGTTCCATTAAATCCTTCGTAATATGGCATAAAAGGTCCAGGTCCAGAACCGCAGCAGGATGTCGTCAATTTCTGTTTCAAATACTGAATAATTTCGCTTGGATTATAACACATAATATCAGTGCTGAACCCGGTTCCAATTCCCTTGGAACCATTAACAAGAACCATAGGAATAATTGGCGCATAATACAACGGTTCTACCATCAGTCCATCGTCATTCAAATATTTCAAAATCTTATCATCCGCCTCTGGGAAAATATGTCTCGTAATTTTATTCAACATAGTATAAATATATCTCTCAGACGCACTATCTTTACCACCCGAAATGCGAGTGCCGAATTGACCGTTAGGCATCAACAAATTAATATTATTAGAACCTACGAAATTCTGCGCCATTCCAACAATTGCGCCATTCAGCGATGCTTCACCGTGATGATATCCTGATTGTTCGGAAACATATCCTGTAAATTGCGCCACTTTGATTTCACTTGTCAAATTCTTTTTGAACGCGGAATATAAGATTTTCCGCAAACTGATTTTCAATCCGTCCATCAAATTTGGTATAGATCTATCACAATCATATTTCGAAAAATGGATCAATTCCTTATTGATAAATTCTTCGTAAGGAACCATAACTTGGCTGGTATCCAGATAACTCTCTCTATCATATGTTCCAAGCCATTCTTTTCTATCATCCGCACGTTTTTTATTGAATACCATATCAATTGCGTTATCACATAGAATACCACTATGACTGAATCCGACCAATTTCTTCTGCGCGAAATACTCCTTGAATTCTTTTCCAGTACTGGTTCCTAAACCTTTGTAATATTTGATTTTCCATCCTTTTGATGAATCATTTTCTTCTTTCCAAGACATATATTCGCCTTCACTATAAAATATCAATTCTTGCGTGCCTTTTCTCGCTTTCAAAATTGGAGTATTCATGAAACCGATAAATCCAGGAATATTTGCCAGAGTAGGCCATTCAGATTGGAATAGATTTATACAAAGCCCTTTGATGTGATGCCCGTCAAGATCCTGATCTGTCATGAATAATACGCGCCCATATCGTAATGATGTTGTGGAATTATATTCCTTTCCAGTTTCTAAACCAAGGATTTTCTTGATTTCAGCAATCTCCTTATTTTCCGCGATTTTTTTGACTTGTTCACCGCGCACATTCAGAATCTTCCCTTTCATCGGGTAAACACCAATCGTATTTCTATCATCCGAAGAAAGGCCAGAAACGATTCCTGCTTTTGCCGAATCCCCTTCGCAAAAGATAATGATACATTGTCCGGATTTTTCAGTTCCGGCCCAATTAGCATCGATCAATTTAGGGATACCGCGAATATTCTTGGTCTTTGAACCGTCTGTTTTTTTCGCAGCTTTATTCTCCTTTACTTCGGTAAGCGCACACGCAGCATCCATGACACCCATTTTTGCCAATTTTTCAATAAATTTATCGCTTACAGAACATGTAGACCCGAATTTAGCAGACGGTGTATTCATAAAATCTTTGGTCTGACTATCAAACGATGGATTTTCGATATCACACCGTAAGAACAAAATCAATTGTTCTTTAATACTATTAGCATTAACAATAACCTTCTTTTTCTTTTCAATAAACGCCACCAATTTTCTTGTGATTTGTCCTAGAACAAATTCAACATGTTTACCGCCTTTCGCAGTATGAATTCCATTGACAAAAGATACATGAATGAATTCATGAGTAGGCGACAATGCTACCGCGTATTCCCAGCGCGCGCCAGCTTCTTCATAAACACGCGGAACTGCGTCTTTTCCGCCTACATACATATCGATATATTGTTGGAAATTTTTCACAGGAATATTCACGGAATTATATTTCACTTTCAACGATTTATCTGTAACCGCGGCGACATCATATACACGTTTTTTCAACAGCGCAATAATATCGGGCGTTAAACCAGGAATACCTAAACGCGCATAATCTGGTTTGAATGTTATTTTAGTGTATGGTTTACTTTTACACTTGGTAATGACAGGCAGCTCAATAACATCCAAATTATTACGAAATGTTTGCGTATATTTCAGTCCACGCACATGATCGATTGTTTCTATAGACCCAAATGTAGACCAAATCAAAACCAGTTTAAATCCGAATCCGTTTTTACCACCGACAATCTTTTTTTCTGTTTTATCATAGTTGGTCGATGTTCTAAGATGACCGAAAATCATTTCTGGAATCCACAGTTTATATTCTGGATGTTGCGCGATGTCAATACCGTTGCCATCATTAGACATGATAATTGTTCCATCTTCTTGAATAGCAATGTCAATAAAAGTTACAGGTAAAGTATTAGGAACAGAATTATTTTCAGCTTGTTGCATACGAATCACATGATCGCGGCAATTGACTATTCCTTCATCGAATAATTTGAATAGCGCTGGAATATACGCAATATTTTTCTCTATTATTTTATTTCCTTCATCGTTTAAAATCCATTGGACGGATTCGACATGTTCAACAGAACCGATATAGGTATCGGGATTATCTAAAATATGCTGTTTATCTGTTTTTTGTTGATATTTATTTGCTAAGATGATTTCTTTATCGTTCATTTGTACGCTCTTGTCTATTTGTAATTATATTATTGTTGGATATGTTTAATATTCTTTCAATTTTATTTTTATTTTTATTTGTTATTTTTTATTTTTTATTTAGCAAAATGACAAATAAAGAATTAGAAATATTAGCAAAATATATAGAATAGCTTATGCCATTATTTTTCGGTCCTGGGAATAATTCATTTGCGAGATGTATAAAAAATTGTTCTATAAATAAAATAATTCATAATCAAGGAAGCGGGGATCCATCAAAATATATTTCCACAACAGGTAACCCAACCATCACATATCCAGGAAATGATTATATTGTTTACACATTTACAGAACAAAATGGCACATTTAGTTCAAGTATAGATTTAAATGGCAGCTTAGTGATAGTTGGAGGTGGCGGAGGTGGCGGTGGAGGTGGTTTGGGAGGTGCTTTTAGTGGAGGAGGTGGAGGTGGAGGTGGAGAAATTATTGATATGACTTATGATATTTCTGCTAACAAAACATATACATGTCTTGTGGGTCTAGGGGGAATAGGGGGTAATAATGGATCGAATGGTTTAACTGGACAAATTTCTTCATTTGGTAGCATTTTTTATGAATATGCAGCTGGAGGGAAAGGTGGAACTGGAAATTTTAGCACAGCTCAACAACCAGGAGGTGGCGGTGGTGGAAGTAGTGATGCAAGTGGTGGTGTTGGATGGTATAGCAATAATGGAAGCCAATCTGCTGGAACATTATATGAGGGAATTATACCGCAAAATGGTCCAATAATTATAAATACTAGTATGTATTATTTCGGAGGAGGTGGAGGTGGGGGCACATCAGGGAATGACGCATATAACAACTATCCTACCACTCCTGCTAATAGTTCTGATAAAAATTATGGTGTAGGTTATGGTGGAGGAGCTGTTGCTTGCGGTAATGATGTTAATGGTGGAATAAATAATACAGGTGGTGGTGGCTCGGGAGGAGGTGTCTATAATATTGACGCGCAAAAAGGTGGCGCAGGCGGTAGTGGGCTAGTCATTATCTATTTCCAATATAATCCCCCGCCTTCAATTATCACATATGATATTACATGTCCTCCATATAAATGTCCTGAAACTATAAATAAAAAATCATTGAATACAAATGCGGATGTAGATCAAACATTAACACAATCGAGTAGAGCGGTGAACGCAATCAGATATGTCCCTGGGGGTAAAACACAGTATGGACCAACAATCAAACAAAATAATCAAGTAACATATTTAGGTAGAATTGAAGGTCAACCCGGAGGGATTGGACGATTAAGCGCAAAAAATCGATTCTAACCCAGTCGAATCCAATCCAATCCAATCCAATCCAATCCAATCTAATCCAATCCAATCCAATCCAACCTAACTCAAAAATATATGCGTTATAAGGCTTCAACAGTTTTAGGCAATATATATAATTATCACAATATCAATAAATTTATTATTTTCTTTAAGTATATTATAATGACTCGTTATACAAAAGACGCACATGGGAATTACGTTATTCGTGGAAAGAAATACGAGATTTTATGTGGTTCAAGAGCTCAAGTAGTTCACGGAACTGCTTATAAGACATCTGGAGGTCTTATAAAAGATAAATTATTACAAAACAAAAATGGACGTATTGTTAGTCGAAAGAAGCATAATACGGCGAAGAAAGAAAAACGTTTAGTTAAAGCGGGATATGGAACAAAGAAAGGGCACTTTGGTGCTGTCAAAATATCAAAATCTAGATCTAGACGTCATAATAAAAGAGGTGGGGGGGTCGCAGATAATGCCGCATCTGTTCCTGCGAATTTAGATAGTAAGGGTGGTAATTTAGGTAACGCACAACTACAATTACAAGCTACTTCTATGGGTGGAAGTCGTCGACGACGCTCTCGTCACGGTGGATACACAATGTCTCCGGCGGCTTTTACAGGGGGGCGTCGCCGACGAGGCAGAGGGCGTCGCGGAGGTGCTACAGCAGCACCAGCAGCACCAGCAGCACCAGCAGCGCCAAACACTGTTTTAGCAGCAGGAACAAATGCGCTTAAATTAGCTGCGTCTGGAATAACAACAGCAGCAACAACTGGTGCTACCGGTGCATTGGGCTTAGTAGGAAAATAATCAACTAATTACACCGACAAACTACTGGAAATGACACATGTGTAAACGACCACTCTTTGAGTGATCGTTCACTGTCTATATTAGTCATTTTTCCATTGCGCTAGGCATGGCATTATTTTTATTCGAGACCATACCTAGTCTCGAATAAAAACGAGTAACCCTCAAGAAAATCCTAAGAAATAAATTATATTATTGCGATAATTGTAAATAATATAAAATAAGCATTTGAAATATAAAAAGGTTTAAAGATTTTGATTAAAAAATATGTAAATATGTCAAATAGTTCTGAAACAGAAAATAATGTTCTCACTATTAAAACAGTTCAAATAGCTCCTTTTAGAACATTAATGACAGCATTAAAGGATATATTATTAGAAACAAATATTAGTTTTCAGCCTGATGGAATTCGAATTATTAATATGGATAAATCTCATACTATTTTAGCTCATTTGTTTTTAGCAGCACAAAATTTTGAATTTTATGAATGTAAAAAAGAGAAAATTATAATTGGTGTGAATATGTTTCATTTATTTAAATTGATTAATTCTATAGATAATGATGACACATTAACTATATATATTGAAAATGCTGATTACGCAGATGGAATTGTGTCGCATTTGGCATTAAAATTCGAGAATGGAGAAATTAAACAATGTAAGACGCAAAAATTAAGATTAATTGAACCTGAACCTGAAGAATTGGAATATCCGGATGTCAAATTTTCATCTGTTATAAATTTACCTTCTGCTGATTTTCAAAAAATAATTCGTGATCTTTCATGTATTTCTGATAAATTGGAAATTAAATCTGTTGGGAATGAATTGATATTTAAATGTTCGGGTCAATTTGCTTCTGCAGAAATTCATAGGGCGGAATCGGATGGTTCAATGGGATTTATATTAAAACAGGATTCTAGTAAAATAATTCAAGGTGAATTCTCTCTTAAAAATTTAGGATACTTTATTAAATGCACAAATTTATGTTCTCAAATTGAAGTTTATTTAGAGAATGATTTACCTTTAGTAGTAAAATATGATGTTGCGTCATTAGGGACTATACGGCTGTGTTTAGCGCCATTGCCAAGTGGATAAAATACAGAGAGCTATAAAGATAGAATACAATATATATATTTATTGTATATGTTTATTGTATATGTTTGTTTAGTTTATTCATATAATATAATATTAATTTAATATTATATTATACTATGTCACGAAGTTATTCAGAATATTTGAGCTCTGCTAAAAACAGAAGCAACCAATGTTGCATAATTTCAGGACCTCCAGGACCTCAAGGACCTCAAGGACCTGTGGGACCTCCAGGTTGTACTGGCGTACAAGGTTCCACAGGAGCACAAGGATCTACTGGATCAACTGGCGCACAAGGATCTACTGGCGCACAAGGATCTACTGGCGCACAAGGTGATACCGGCGCACAAGGTTCTACAGGAGCACAAGGTGATACTGGCGCACAAGGTTCAACAGGCGCACAAGGTTCTACAGGAGCAGGTTCAACAGGCGCACAAGGTTCAACAGGCGCACAAGGTTCTACAGGAGCACAAGGTGATACTGGCGCACAAGGTTCA